GCCTTCGTCGAGTGTCCAACACGACCACAGCGGTCGGAACTGCAATCAGTGCCAGCGATGGCCTAGTGGTCGAGGAGTAATCGGATGACTGTACTAATTGAGAAACCAGAGTTAAGTCTGCGTGGAGAACTAGCGTCCCTGCGTAATCGGGGGACGTATCAGGAGCAGCAGTTCTACTTTGATGGGCTGGTGACGAATGGGACGTTTGATGCTGATACTACTGGGTGGACCGCAACAGCATGTAGTGTTTCGGTTGTTAACGGTGCAATGCGGATAACGGACGCTGATGGTGGGATTGGATATGTTTCGTATAGACCAACGCTTGAGATTGGAAAAACTTACCTAATTGTTGCACAAGTTGTGACTGATAACATGACTGGCAATATGATATTGAATGTCGGAACGTCTAATGGTTCAGGTCAGCTAGGAAATCAAACGCTTACAACAACAGGAAGTTATTCGTTTACGTTTACAACAACCGTTGCTCAGCCGTATGTCAACTTCAGAAACACGGCTGCTGTTGCTGGTGATTATTGGGACGTGGATAATGTTTTCATCTATGAAACCGACGGCACTGACGTAATCTACACCATGCCCAAAGGCTGGAAGCCCAAGGACGTATTCGAGGATGGCCTGTTGCAGCGTGAAGGTGCAGCCCACGACTACGAGGTGGTCTACAATGGTTTTGATTATGTCGTTAAACCTACTGTAGCCCCATCCGCCACTACTCAAACCTGCGTGATCGGAGTAAAAGCATGACCATCTTTGTAACCAAAGGCGATGCACCTTTGACCCCAGTACAGCTTGAGAAGCGAGCGCAAAAATACATCGCCCGCTCTTGGTCGCCTCAAGCCCGTGAGCGTAGTATTCGTCAGGCTGACGGCCTGTTCGATGATTTCATGACTGCCTTCTCTATTGACCATGATGTGAACACTGCAAACAACACGTTCAACTGGCAGCTCCAAGAGTACCGTAAAGCCACCGCACGGTTGGAGCAGTATGTCTTGGCTGATGGCCGCGCAGAGTACACCATTGAGACACCAACAGGCACGTTCGACGATGATGGCGAAGAGATCATTGAGACTACAATTGTTCCTGCCATTGAACCCCTAGACGCTCAGGTCGAGATCGCAGTCTATAATGACGAGGGTGAGCAGACCGGCACAGAGATGATCGACAACCCATTGATCGATCATGACATTGAGGAGCGGTCTGTTGCCAAAATCGTAGTTGTCCTATCAACACCACAGGCCGTAAAGGACTTTGAATAATGACAGGGGGTGGCTAGCCTCAAAATAAAGGATGTTTATCAATGGAAGGTGCGATTGACATAAGATTGATCGTTACCTTGGCAGGTATTCTGTTCAGCGTAGCTGGCGCTGCTGCCGTAGGTAAAATGCAAATCAAGGTTATACTGACAACACTGATGGACATAGAGAAAAGACTAAGAAGCATCGACAAAAGAGTAGACGTACTTGAGACAAAAATTGAAACGCAACACCAACGACTTTCAGTGCTATCAACAATGATGGACCCTGCAACAATGGAACGAAGGTATCGTGAGCTAGCTACTATACAAGCAGACCTAGCTAGTCTAAAATATGGAGTAGAAAAACTAGCTCACATGCACAATGGCAAGCACCCTCAAGTACTAAGTTAAAAGTAGGAACTAAAGGAGACACTCATGGACTTAATGGTACTTAGTAAACTTTTGTTTATTGTGGTCGTTACGCTGCCTGATGGTTCTTATGACTCTAATGCAGAACAAGTAACTGAGTGTCCTCCTTACGAAATTGTCCAAACCATAATGAACCACAAAATGAAAACAGGAGAGATTACTTCTTGGTTTGCTAACTGCGCTGAGTTGCCGTTCCTTGAGGCTGCAAAACAAGGAGCCTAGTTGTGCGTATCATCTTGCACGATACCCTCAGTGAACAAGAGCTTCGTAAGTTCCCCAAGGGCGTAGGACCACGGGACTATGCGGAACCTGAGATCTCTAGGCTTGTAGATCTTGTCAAAGACTATGCTGACGTGTCTACGTTATACCCTGCCTATTGTTTGGTCGAACAAAACCCAAGAGGTCACGACTGGCACACAGACACAGGGAACAACCAACACATGACGTGGTGTACACACACAGCCACCATGTTGCTGTCAGATCCATCAGACTTTGAAGGAGGAGAGTTTTTCTTTTATGACGACCAACCAATCAAGAAATCAGGAGACCTTTTAATATACAGCAGTGACGTTAAGCACAAAGTGAATCCACATACAGGAGACCGTCGTGTATTGCTTATGTTTTTTAAGGAAGGGAGGTGATCAATGTCTACTAGCGCAAAACTGCGTGATGCTTTAGGTAATCGTTTGTTGGCTATTGTGGCTACGGACGAAGAACTACAACCCGCAATGGTCAGCGCTTGCGTTAACTTCTTGAAGGCCTTCCCGCCTCCTGATGATGCAAAAGATTTACCAATGGCTCGGCAGATTTCTGCTAGTCTTGAGAAGTACAAGACCATGATGCCTTTTGCTACGAGTTCAGATGCTTAAACCAGAGTTTGTTGACGGTGGTCCTCATTGGTTATCCACCATGCCCGAAGAAGTGCATCCTGCCTTTGAGGACTTCCGCAACTTCCTGTTCCTCGTGTGGTCACATTTGGGGCTACCGGAGCCCACTAAGGCCCAATATGAGATCGCACACCGACTTCAGTACGGTGTAGATTCCTCCCAGAAAAGAAGGGCCGCTAGACCACACGAGGATCCTTGGGACACTAAAGAACCAAGAGAAGATATCATCCGGTGCTTCAGGTCTCTAGGTAAGTCATACATCACCAGTGCTTATGCCATCTGGAGACTGATGAGGAACCCTAGGGACGAGAAGATCATGGTCGTCTCAGCTACAGGATCTAAGGCCAAGGAGTTCGTAGCTCAGACCAAAGGTATCCTGGAGTCCATGAATATGGTCTCTTGGTTACTAGATGGCACTAGAGAGTCCGGTGCCACACGACGTGACATGGCTGACCAGTTCGACGTAGCTGGCGGCTCACTCTCACAGTCATACTCAGTAGCAGCCAGAGGTATCACAGGGCAGATCACGGGTAGCCGTGCGACCCTGTTGATCGCTGATGACATTGAGGTCGAAAGGAACTCTATGACTGAGGACGCACGTCAGCGTATCGTCAGGGTTATCCAGAACGACTTTGTTCCTATTACGAAGACAGAGCACGGCAAGGGAGACATCATCTTCCTGGGGACACCTCAGACCGAGGAGAGTGTCTACAACGTCTTGGTGAAGGAGATGAACTTCAAGTGCTTCACCATACCCGTCAAGTACCCGAACAAAGAGAAGCTAAAGAACTATGAGATGACCAACGTCAACTCTGGTGAGACCGTAGATATCCTGGCGAACTACCTGAAGGTGATGTTCGACAACGGAGAGATAGACCACGGTAAACCTACAGACACACGCTTTGGTGAAGATGAGCTGTATGGCATTGAGTCCAAAGGTCGTTCGGCCTTCGCACTACAGTACATGCTGGACACAAGTCTCTCTGATGCCGAACGATACCCCCTCAAGCAACACGACTTGGTGGTTATGTCTACCAATGTCCTGAAGGCTCCACTAACTGTCCAGTGGGGACGGGACAACGACAAAGATAACTACATCACAGACATACCGAACCTTGGGTTCTCAGGGGACCATATGCTTAGGCCCTTGTTCATCGACAGTGACTGGGAGCCATACGAGTCTAAGGTTCTATTTGTAGATCCAGCAGGCCGTGGGGCTGACGAAACGGCATGGGCCGTGGTGGCTGCACTGAACGGGGTGATGTATATTCTACACGTCGGTGGTCACTCTGGAGATCCAACAGAAGCTATGACTAAGATCGCTGTTGACGCCAAGAAGTACGACGTTAACTGCGTAGAGGTCGAACCAAACTATGGTCAGGGCATGTGGGTTGCTGCGTTCCAACCGATACTAAGTGACGTATGGCCGGGTGGCACCACTGTGGTGGAATCTGAGTGGGCCAAGGGGCAGAAAGAAGCCAGGATCATAGACACCTTAGAGCCTGTGCTGACCCAACATCGCTTGGTTCTGGACGAGTCACTGGCTAGGTCTGAAGCTAGGTCTGAAGAACATAAGTACTCTCTGCTCTATCAGCTAACACACATCACAAGAGACCGTGGTTC